ATCAATCGGTGTTATTTGCCAACCCGTTTCGAGGAAGGCATTAAGAAACTGTGAGCCCCACAGTCCTTCTCGGTGTAAGTCACCACCCTTTTTCCTATGGTGCGCTAGAACAAAAGTAGTCCCGTATTTATCTCTGATGTCTTTCATGAACATCATCTGTGATGCAGCAGATGCCATGTAGTCATCCGTTGAAACAGTTGAATACAAGGGGTCAATTAAAACTAGCGCCGGTTTAATTTCTTCACATACTTCTGCCAGGGCGGAAGTGCTTGCGAGGTCATCAAATCTAAGTTGCCTTTCAATATGCACATAGATTGGAAGGTCTGGGGGCATATTCAATTTGAACATATCGTTGTTGCAAGTTGGTTGCACCAAGTTCAAACGGGTTGACGCTATAACAGCTAGACGTTCAACGGTTTGAGGGTGGTGGTCCTCTTGCTGCACAATAATAACTGGCCCCTTCTTCTCCACTGGTATCTGATTTAAGAAGGGCATACCAGATGCCACTGACACTGCGAGGTCCATCAATAACCAAGTCTTATATGAACCGGGAGGGCTAACTACAAAGGCAATGGTGCTTTCAGGTAGCCAGTCTTTGACAGTCCACTTAACCGTGTTGTCTCCGAACATGGTCATATAGTTATTGAAATCTACTAGACCAAACTTAAGTTTGTTCTTTGGCTTCTCAATGTCTTTATGAAACTTCTCTTCTTTAACGTTACGTGTGTCGCTCCGTTTAATTGATTCAACCGTTACACGCAGTTCAGAGTTTGGAAGTGGTGGGTTATTCTTTCTATTCCAGTCTTGTAGGATTGAAATAACTACACGTTCCGTTAAACCCTTGGCAATAAAGTAACCAGCTAATCTAGCACAGATGTCATTACGTCCACCTTTGGATACACCCTGCAAAGCTTTCATAACCCAGTCGGGGTCTTTACTTTGTAGACGTTCTTTCTCTTTCTTCTCAGGGGTGCTCATAAAAGCCAATGGGAAACTCCCTGGCTTACCTTGTTTAACCCATTGGTAGTCCCCCTTTTGAGTGATAGAGGGAGGTACAACTACCATCCCTCCATCACCCCTAACATCTATTCCATCTGCTCCAACTTTGTTGGGCACCCTAGAAACCCCGGTCGGGTAACGATAGAATAAATGATAGCCCCCACTGCCAGTACGACTCACCAAGTCGGTAGGATAAAGTGCTATAACTTTTTGGTACTTATCCTCCGCTGATAAATCACCCCTCTGGTCAATGTCTAGAACCACAAGGTTAGATCTCTTACCTGTGATCAACCCAATGTTTTTTTCCTGAAAGTCTACTGTGTCCCACTGGTTTGTAGATTGTGTCCAGTTGTTGTGTATTGGACGTTTGCCCAAATGCTCAACTGGAATTACATAAAGACCCTTGCTTGTATATTCTTCGACAATTGAGAAATCCATGATATCCCCCTATCAACATTAATTAGTGCTGTCAATAGCTGTTAGGCATAAGCTAGTCCTACGGAGTTGTTAATGATCGACATCTTATTCATCAAAGCGTTCGTCACTAACTTATCCATAGGGTGCTTGGCAGTTAGGATGTAGTAGTTGCAAGGGAACTTCTGTCCGATTCTACAAATCCTATCCTCTGCTTGGAGGTTATCACCGGGAACCCATGACAAATCTACGAAGAGCATATGACTTGCCTCCGTTAAAGTTACGCCTGTCCCCATCGCCCCAATCGTACCAGCAATGCCCTTCAGCTCCCCATTCTGAAACTGTTTAATATATTCATTTCTCTTACTAGCAGGTGTGCTACCGGTGATAGTGCGCCACCCTTCTCTTGAATCAATTGCGTCAATGGCAGCTCGGTGTTGACCGAACACAACCAATGGAAGATCTAGTTCTTCAAACGCTCCAAGCCAATCTAACATTGCTGGTATTTTACCCCTGGCTACTGCTTCACGAATCTTTGCAATACTCTCAAACTCAATCTTTAGCTTTTGTGTGAGCTGTGAAGATGCAATATCTTTAAGATCAATGCCATGTGCTTTTAATTCATCTAGTATATTGTCGCACATCTTCATGACAGGTTTGCTAATATCCACTTCAATCATACCCCTGGTTTTTCCAGGGAGGTCGGGCAGTACATCGCGCTTTCTTCTGCCTAACGCAACACGTTTCAAACCCTCACCTGCTTTTGGTTGAGGGGTTCCCCAGTCCCATCCATTCCACTGGTTCTTGTAACCCCTGAAAAGCCTGACAAAGTTTTCCCAGGTTCTGTAAGACTCTTTGTTTAAATCAATTGATTTTAAAAGACCCCACAGTTCATTGGGTTTATTCATCAAAGGGGTACCAGTCATGGCCCATACAACCCCATCTAAGTTGATGACACGGTGCGCTAAAGCTCTAAAGTTCTTGGTTCTCTTTGCTTTGTAATTCTTAACTGCGTGAGCTTCGTCTGCAATTAGAGTTACCTTTCTTTCATCTGAACCAACGTGAGTATAGGCTTCAGCTAGTAGCTTATTTAAATTAACACTTAAAGGAAGCATGGTATACGAAATGATTACAGCTTCTTTACCAACAGGGAATCTAAAGTCTTTCTTCTTTTTAATAATAGAAACAGGGTGAGGGTAGCCCCACAACTTTAGTTCAGTCTCCCAGTTAAAACGTAAAAAAGCAGGACACACTACTAGAATAGGGTGGTTGTAATCCGCTGCTTTAATTGCTTGAACAGTTTTACCAAGTCCCATGTCATCGAAGAGTAAAGCGCGTTGCCTACTCTTTAGAAATGAGACACCTTTCTTTTGATACTCGTATAACTGCATTGTGTTTTCCTTTATGCATCTTCATAGAATAAATCATTGTTACGGGTTTTAGTGCTTCTTGCTTTTTGCCGAACTGGTTGAGGTTTATCAGAAAGTTTAGGCGTAAAGTTCTTTAACGCCCATCTTGATCCAATACGTAAACCAAGTACCGTGTAAACAGATATACCTAATACCCGGGCAACAAATAGTTCCCAGAATATAAAAATACATAAAGGGAATAATACAATAATCTCAAATAAAGTTTCCATGTGTTCTCCTACTCAAAATCTATATCAACATATCTCAAAGCATTCCTTTCATCTGTGTTACTTGCATCAACTACTTCGCTGATTAGGGAGGCTGAAGGTGTATCTTCTTTCCAAGCTTCAACACCTTCGACAAGTCTTAAACACAGCATTAACAAATCACACTCACCACAATTTTCATTACACTTGTCTGTGTCAAAGTTAACGACCGCTTCTATTGATAGTTGAAAGAAGTCCTCCATCACTCTTATTATTTTCTTCTTGTGGCTCTCCAGGTCTTCCGGGTCGTCGGCTCCCCCTCGCAGAATTATATCTACTGTTTCTTCTACGACGCCGCGAACGCTTTCTGATTTTGCCAAATTCAGCATGACCCCCTCCGTCATCCCTCTTATCTATTAAGCCGGTACAAAGTATGAATAACAATAGAAGCGCATATGCCCCTATGTGTTCATCACTCATCCAGCTTTACCAAATATATCAGGACGCATTTCATATCTTGTAACTTGCCCCTTAACAATTTTTTCAATTAACAAACACTTCTCTGCTGGAATCTTACCTCTAAGCTTCCAGCTATTGATAGAAGGTTGCTGTAGTTTTAACTCTCTCGCCAAAGCTGATTGGCTACCTAGAATTGAAATAACTTTATCCAACGCTCTTGCTGCTGAATTTGCATTTGTTTTTGTCATACTCATAAAAACTCTCCACTGGTTGATAGGTATCTCTATCAGTTATAAGTTGTTAACACCAAACGGTCAAATGGATTAGGCCATTGCCATTACAAAAGATGTCTTGAAAGACCCGTTATCGTACTCAGACACAGCAGGGTCTCCTTCTTCAAAGAAGGAGAAGTTAATGTGTTGTTCGTTTAAACCTTTGAGTACCGATGTCATTTTGTTTACAGCAAACAAGGGGAACTTTGCAAAGCTTCTGATACCTTCATTCTCAGGAAAGATATCATCGTAGTTAACTAGCTCTACTTCCGCATGACTTTCTATAAAGTCTACATGTTCCTCTTGGTTATAAAGATAGGATTCTCCAGCCGTATTAAACTCAAAGCAAAGATTCTGTTTCTTTCTAACACATTGCTTAGCTGCCTTAGCATTTACATAGATTGTTGTAACAGGCTGCATCGCTTGTTGTGGAAAGAACGGACCTTTTAAAATCCCTGCAATCGCACCATCGCTGGCCTTACTGATACACTGAGAACTTAGTGTTACTTCAATGTATTGTAGAGATGCTGTCTTACCTGTCAGGTGGTGTAGTAACATCATCTGATATGGGATCTCATACTTGTATATTGCCATCTTTGTTTTCCTTTCTAAGATGTTTAAGAACTCTATGTAAAGCATTCTCGCAATCATTTATAAGAAGAGTTGCTTGCGTTGTGTCTTCATTAGAATCGTTATTGAACTCTTTGATTCGGTTTATCAATCTGATTACTTGCCCTTCCATTAATCCCCCTTATTGAAAAGACGCCATCCTTAGTAAACCAAACACGGTCAAGAGGTCCAGTTACTTTCGTATCGTCTTTAGCCCATATAAAAGTGTTATGAAACATAGGGTTAAAGGTAATCCTCTCCGCATTAGATGGAGGTACCTCAATAAAAGTTTCGGTGTACTCGCCAACTAAGAATACCGCTGGTGTTTTCTTTCCAGTTTCTTTAATTGTTTCAAGGGTTTTGGAATTGATTTTAGAATCAACATTAACCAGTACAAGGTTCGGAGTACGCTCATGTTTATTAATCACCTTTCTTTTGTGCCTGATAGACCAGAAGCAGTTGTGCTTTCCCCTACCTCTTCTTAGGTTACGATACACCCATACTTTCATTGTGCTCTCCTTAGCAGCAAGTGCGTTTGCTCTCGACCCCTGGTGGGAGTACAACCTCCAGTGTCGCTAGTCGCATTGCGCTAGAATCTAGGCCACAGTTAAAATGCCAGACAAGATCTTCTAAGACGCTCTGGTCAAACCAAATGCGACCGTTCTCGTCGGCTTCAAAGTCTGTGATGTATTCTTTGTTGTTCTCAAACTGTAATACGAATTTCATTGTGCTCTCCTGAAAAGTTTACGTGTTTTCTTTTTGTAGTATTTCTTCTTTGGTTTTACCTTCTTCTTTTTGGAAGGGCATTTATAGAATTTCATAGGACGTTTGTATTCTTTACGTTCGAGTCTTTTAATTGTCCTAGTAAACCCATCCGTTTTTTTATTACGTCTTTCAAATTCCGCGTTATCCAACATTCTATCTAGGGTGCGTTTCTCCCAGTAGGTCATGCATCCACAAGAGGGATCATATCTTTTAGTTCTAAGAGTTGTGCAGCTAGATAGAAGAGAGAGCCCCACTGCAAGCAGGGCTCCCTTTCCTATGGTTTCCATTAAGCAGCCAGAAGCATATCGTTCAGCGTAGTCTCGGCCTTGCGAACAAGGTTAGAGCCACTGCCGAACAACGCGCTTTCAAAGCGGTTGCCTTGGCCACCCTTGGAAGAACGGTAGTAGTTCACATACTCTGTGACTGCGTTGTATGCAGCCCAGCCTGTGAATCGTACACCTGGAAGGTCTTGACCCCGGCCCATAAGGTAGAGGCTTTGAAGTTTGTCTCGTGCATTCTCAGCACGCTTCTTGTTCCCCTCCTTGGGATCTGGAATCAAAGTATTAGCAAACGTATTCCAATTATCATTGGTCATCTGCGTTTGAGCCAATGCCTTAGAAAAGTCTACGACATTTGCCAAGTGTTGGTTTGCAAGTCCGAAGATATGCCGAGCCTCGTCCATACGATTACGCATGTTCCGAGTGTGGCGAACCGAGATACCTTGACCCCTACCACCTTTCAAAGCCATAGCTACGGTGTTAGCACAAACTACACGAACGGTAGTAGGCAAACATCGCAACGCTCCTGACCCATCATGGGAGTTGTAAAGCAGGATGTACTTGTCAACCAAGTCTCCAGGCAATGCCTCGAACTCTCCAATCTTTCCAAGCACCCAAATCTTCTTACCATTACGGAGAGACCCCGCAGTGTGGTAACGCATAAGACCCTCATCGACCAAAGAGTCCATGAACTCAAAGGCTTCTGTGTTCTGTAGGAGGTTGTAGTTTTTTCCTACTATCCCAAGAACAGATTCATCCATAGGGCGTACAACTGCTCGCTGGTCTGGGATTTGAATCCCACCCTCTGCGTAGATGTTACGCTTCTCTACTTCCCACTCAAGACCCGAAGCTTCCAAAGCTTGCTTGGAGTGTACGTTTTGATCTCCAACGTAAACACCTTCTCCATGCCAAGGTACATCGCCTGCGTACATCATTGTTTCTACTGCTGCTGCCATTGTGTTCTCCTTAAATGCAATTCGCATTTGTAATAGTAAAAGTCTCATTTGCGAACTCAACTTCGCAAACATCACCACCTAGTATTAGATCCCTGGTGAAAGAATCGTAGTCAAAGTAGATTGCTAAGTTACCCATTGTTTTATCAAGGTCATAACAATCATCGATAAAATCATACGCATAGTCTATAGCCTTACCTGGATATACACAAACGTCTTCTAGTTTTTCTTTTGCATCTTCTAAGGAATAGTTAAGATCACATATAAGATATATTAAGGATACTATCTCAGAAGGGTATGACAAACTTTCAATGTATTCTACATACTCTTCAAAATTACATGACGTAACATGGCAACTATCAAACAAAGCTAGGTGCCTATCATCATCCCCTTGGTAACTTAATTCAACTTCTTCTACATCATACTTATTCTTTAACCTTTCCAATTTTTCTAAGTCACCAAAGTAGAAAAAAGGTTTACAAGTATCATAAGGTGTTGCACAGAAATCATTACCCATAATCT